CTCGCCCACGCTTACAATATCGCCAACTCTCAGCGACGGGCTGACGTAGTAAAATCTATGTCTATTAGACTTAGCATCCGTTATCTCTACATAACGATAGCTTAAATCATCGCTATACGTGTATCCTAGCTTGCTGACTCTGCCCGGGACGTTTGCACATATTTCATCGCCCACTTCTGTACAGTAGTCAACACCTTTATGTACGCGCTTCCCTCGCGATGCTCCGAAATGACCACAGCCATAGTCGTCACATCCCCGAGGCTTAGCTTTTATTAGTATCATTTACCATTCCCCATGTATGCTGACTTGTCTTTGCTACCCGAAGAGGACCCAAACCAAAACTGCATGATCGCCGGTATGCTGGCAGTGAGGACACCTAACAAGATATTAGACATATCTCTAATGTCTTCGGTTATCTTTACTTCACCACTAAATAGCATAAATACAAGGGCGAAGTACCCACCTATAAAAATCATAGATAATATGATTTGTGGGCGCATGTTTACTTTAGCTAACCCTCTAGCCGAATCCCTATCTTTTACTTCCAAGGCATAAACATCAATTTTAAGCTCTGCCATTTTGACAGCAAAATCATTATCTATTATTTTAAGTTGAGCTAATTGTTCCGGTGTTGCCCCTAATATAGCTTTACTTAGCTCGGCTTCGGTGGCGTCCGGGTCGCCCAAGAATCTCTCGGCAAGGAACTTAGTCGCAGTGCCAGCTATAGGGCCGCCAAAACCAGTCGCTATAACCGGAGCTATGTTTTTTATTACATCTTTCCAATCCATAATTTACTCCTCGTCGTCCATCCCTGGTATTAATATTCTGTAATCGCAGCGACATTGATAATCTGTGCCTGGTAGTAATGTTTTACCATCTTGAGCCGAATACAGCCCCTCGCTTAAATCAAATTCTTCGCCGTTTCTATCCCTGTGCGATCTACGTACACGCTCATCGTTTGACGTTACCCATACCGCTTTAGTGAGTCCTAGGTTCTGCGCTCTAGCCTTGGTGGTAAGACTATTAAACGATGCTATCTGTGTTCTAGCTACCATTTTTGCATGATTCTTGCGCTTCTCAACCATGCCGTCAAATTGGGATAGTATCTCAGGCAAGCCCTTACCGTCTGCCATTAGTCGTAACGTGTTGGATGTCCAGTCTTCAAGAGTTTCATCTCTAAGCTTCTTAACCCACTGGCTAGTTTCAAGCTTGTAGGCGTTAATCTGAAACGTTAAACCCTCAGTGGCTTCTAGCTCGTCGCGGCTTATTCCTATTTTGCTTTCTAACTTACCGTACAACTCTTTTTGATTGCGCTTATCAACCTTGCTTGTAAACTGATTAGACATCGACTCAATACGACTATCGTCGTACTGCTTGAGTAGCTTTTTCTTGACATTCCTTGCCATCGATAGCAATATCTTTGCAAAGTTCCCCTTCTGTGCGTCTGCAAACTTTTCTATAGTGCCTTGATTCATAGCGCGCAATACTTGGTTTTTCCACTGCTTAGCCATGCGCTCGACCATCTTTTCGATGATGTCGCCAAACTCCCGCTCTTGCGTTTTTGGCGCAGGAGGGGATTTTATCGATGTTTCTTTTGGGGCTTCAACGATTCGTTTCATTAGTGCATTGTACTACACTTAAAATAATTGTGAAAAAGCCTTGCATTTAGTTTGGCGCAATGTATAATACTTACATCAACTACAGAAACGGAGCAAATAAAATGAAAACACTAACAGAAGCTAAAGCGTTAGAAGTGGGCGGCAAGATTTGGGAAAAAGAAGGGGTTAAGAGAATTTACTTAAACATTGATTCTGTTAGTGCTTTGATTGTAAGTGAAGGATATAAAGCTTTAGATTCTGTTAGTAAGAAAATGAGACAAGCTAAAACCTTTCTAGACTTAAACACTAACGAGCTAAAAAGCGATGTGGGGATGGTTCGATCTGCACTTTGCTCATCAGGCTTTAACTGCGAGAAATAACAATGGCATTAACAAGTACTGAGAAGTCTCGCATAAGGCCTTGCATTTATTTTAACGCAATGTATAATGCTTACATCAACTACAGAAACGGAGCAAATAAAATGCTAACTCACAAAGAAATGACCGCAAATATCCGCAAGTTAATCAAAGCATCTCACATCAAAGCCCTTGTCCGAAAACAAGAATGCTGCGGCAGCAAGGTTATACAGGTTAACTGCCCCGCTTTCGGGATAGACTTTACCAGCGAGGAGCAAAATAGTATCCGCAAGATAGCGGTAAGTAATGGTCTAACATGGGTTCGTGGAATGCCTATAGATGTAGATCAGAACACAAGCCCTAGTGTATTTAACTTTTATTTTAATGGAGCGTAATAATGGACATTTTAAAATTAGGTATTTCAGAAAATATGTGGCATGACTTTGGTTTAGCGCCAAAAGACGGGACTATAATTTATGTAAAAGATTCTGATGGTAATGTGGATTTAGCAAGGCATGATAACTGCGGCTGGACTGCTGAAATCGGATGCTGTAGCGGATTTATTAAGTTTGCAAGGCTGGGTATTCAATAATGGCATTAACAAGTACTGAGAAGTCTCGCATAAGACGCGCAGAAATGGCTAAGCTGACAAAATTTGGAACTATTAAAGAAGATGAAAACGGGAATCTTGAGCTTGACGGGTTTGGCTTCGATGGAGAGCATGAAGATATGCTAACCGCTGACGCTTTGCTTGGATTAATAATAGATAGGTTAAATCATCACCGCATGCCTGGAAATGGTCTAATTGATTCTTAATATAAAACATGTAGGTGATATATGAAAATAAGAAACTTCGTAAGGCAGTATAGAAACCGCGCAGGATTGACGATAGAAGAGCTGGCTTTCCTTTCCGGCGTTGGATACTGCACTATAAGAAATCAGGAATCTAATAACGTAAACATGGATTTGGTAACGCTTTACAAGCTATCAAAAGCGCTAGACGTTAAGCCGTTCGACTTGGTAGATATGGAAGGAAAAACAATAAGAGAATCGTTCGACTTAAAAAGAGTGTGCAAAGAAGAAGGAGTAAAACTCAACGACCTACTAAACACCGAAGAGTTTAAATTAAAATATCAATCAGCAACATAATCAATGTAGGCTTTCATGTGTGGGTATAGCAGCATTCCTATTTTTTGCATGTCCTTATTTTTATGCGCATCTCCAATCTCAAGCATAAGCTCTCGCCAATAATCTGCCTCCTCATTTCTTGTCCCATCAAAATCCATGATATCCATTGTCAATGACTCTTGGATAACGTCTGGATCGTTATAGATCCTTTCTAACTCCATTTTTCTTGCTTGACATTGTTCAGCCTCAAGCTTATCCATATTGTCATAATATTCATTTGTATCTTGTGTAACTCTGCAATCACTCATTTTATCACCACTACTTTTATTTCTGTTAGATTATTGTCAAGCCCTTTAGGTAAAGGCAATTTATTCATTATCAAAAAGGTAACATCTTGATGTCCATTAGCCACGTATCGTGTTTTTAGTTTGTCTGTGTTAATCATTTTGATGCCATCTTTGTTAATTTAATTATAGTCTTTTTTGCATACGAGGTAAATACTGTTTATTTATAATAAGGTGTATTTTTATAGCTAAATAGTTGTTGCGTTATGTTCGCATCGGGTCTATATTCACACAAACAAAACAGGATAATAATTATGAAGCTATCAATAGAAAGTAAAGCTAATAGGGTTAGATCTTTAATAACATCACTATCAGCTGAAGAGTGCAGCCCATGCGAGCTGCTAGCAGAGGTTGTTGCGCAAGCATTAATGAGCGATGATTGTGATCCGTGTCATGCCCACTGGCTGGAGTTGCACGCATTAATTGGCGATAAAATAGAGGGTAAATCAAAATGAAACCACATGAATTTATAAAGAAATCAATCTACGATATGTCGATAAAAAAAGGAGCAAGCGAAGCTGCTGCTAAATATCAATCTGATATAGGATATGATCAATACAGAAAGGGACTATACAAGGGAAAACCAGTGGACTTAATAAAAGAAAGAATCATAGCGGCGGGGAAAATGAAATGAAAACACTAATACTAACAACAGCAATACTAACAATCACGGCGTGCTCATCAACAAGCAATCTTGAGCGCGCAACAAAAGCTTGCGAAAAAGGATCTGTAAAGGCTTACTATGAGCGAGACGGATCAAGGTCATTAGAGTTTGCTTGCCGCAAGCATGACTATGAAAAGCGTATCGTTGGGGGTGATCTATGACTACTGATTTTAAACTATTCTTAATGATGTTTTTTGCGGCGGCGGCATTTGTAGCTTGCGACAAGGTAAGCGCGGAAACTACAGCAACCCCTTACATATCTCTAGGCGCATATCATCGCGACTGTGCATTAACTGATAAGCTTTTGTGTCAAGATGGGTATGGTAGCGACACCCCTGGAACTATAGATTTTGGGTTAAGGCTTAAATCTAAATCGCCGAAATGGTTTATGCTGTATGCAGACGAGGTGAATATTGGGTACCATCATCAGTCATATATCGATCGTGGTGCTCCATTCAATAATCACGACGAAACTTATATCGACATGTATGGCATAAAGTTTACATGGCTTATTAAAAAATATTCCTTTACTTTTTGATTTTATACTGTATTATTTTAACCATATTAACCGGAGATAGGTGATGGATGTTTACGAATTATGCATTAAAAGGTCTAGCGATAAGCAAATCGCCGAGCTTCTTAAAGACCTATCTGAAGAAAACGAAAAGCTTAAAAAAGGCTTTAATGCCGCAAAAGCACTTATTGATAGTTATTTTGGGGTAGGCAATCCCGAATTCACAGACAGACAAGGCCGCAACTACGACGAATATCATGTCGCTATACGTGGCTTAGAGTAATTTAATTAACAATATATAGATTATGTGGTGGCGTTATAGCGGTGCTGAAAATCGTAGAAGCGTCTGATGTCCGACTGACTCGCCACCACTTAATTTATATAAACAGCTTAACAAAGTTATATAGGTGATATATGAGCAAAGCTAACAAGCATAAACAACACTAACAGGGCAGCGCCAAGTTTTTTGACTTGGCCCTGATACCGCTAAAATTTCTGCGAAATACCTTTTACCAACGTCAACATTAATCCCCGCATCTAATGTTGCGTAATAATTCCCGCCAACGTCGTGCGCTAAAGTTGCAGGCCAAGACTGCCCCGTAACAGCAATGCCTAACGTGTTGTAAATCGTTGCGGTAACTGTAGCGTCTGTTATAGCTGCCCCGCTGTCGTCAAGCAATGAGGTGGCGCCCAGCTTACACGTTGATGATTTAAGTAATACTAATGACATTATTCGACCTCTAAAAATATGTTAGCACTAAGCGAAGGGCTAAGCGATATGTTGGCATCGATAAGATAGCTCACTCCTACACCTGCACTTAGCAACGGGCTTATAGATATATTCCCAGATATAAACCCAGAGCCAGCGGCTAGGGCCTCACCTATCGTATAACCACTTGTTAGCACGTCGGCTATCGTTGCTGTTAGCGTTCCGTTACCGTATCCACGGGTTACTATCAAAGATATAGACATTACGTGCTTCTGGTTTTACTTGTTGGGCTTGTTCCGTCGTCCAGCGTGTAAGTCGCCGCTGTTGTTGCACCATCAAGCTGCCTAACTGTGATAGTAGTGCCCGAAATCGAAAAATCCCCTAGGTTTTGCTGTATCAACATTAGCGCTTGCGCAAGCGTTGGCGCAACTCCGTCGGCTGCATAACTCTCTGCAATCTGAAAATTTAATATGTCGGCTGCAGACACATCATTTAATGCCGTTATTTGAGCCGGTATAGCTGTAGCTGTATCTAATTCAATAGCATCAATACTGGCTTGTGTAGCAGCTAATAGATTTACGCCCGTTGGGCCAGTAATGATATCCAAATCACTCTGAGCTGTAGCTAAAGCAAAAGCTAAAGCGGCGTTATCAGTACCCCGCATGTCTGTATTAGTTGTAGTTGTTGCTACAGTAGTAACGTTTGCGACTGTGTCGGCTGCGGGGTCAAAGTAATCGGCCGCTAGCAAAGTTCTAGCTACCATCTCGGCATTAGTGGGCCCATCGTAATCAGCTAGGGCCGTGTCTACTTCAGCGTTAATGCTATTGTAAAACCCTGTGGTAAAGCTTGAGCTGTTAAGTGCGTTAGCCGCAACAACACTTGACGTAATTGCACCCGCATCCAATCCGACACTGGTGGCCGTAGCCCACTCGCCCTGATTAACTTGCAATTCGTTTGTGTCTGCCAATATTGCATCGACGTTAGTATCCACCGTTGAAATAGGAGCGTCTATATTATTGCCAATGATATTCCCCGCCGTTCCAGCCCCATAAGCGCCAGGCAATGCGGTCGTCCATGGGTCGCCAGCCGCCCCCGCAGATGATAATGCCTCTCCTGTTGAGCCAGATACAACATGACCGCTTAGCAGCTCATCCCATACAGCATCCGATATGGCAGCGGAAGTGGGCGGAGTTGTTGTGTTTGCACTATCAGTGCCGCGCATATCTGTGTTGGTCGTTGTTGTAGCAACCAAAGTAACGTTAGCCACCGCATCTGTCGCGGGGTTGAAATCATTCAAGGCCGTTATTTGTGCAGGAATAGTTGTGGCTGTATCTACAAGGATAGAATCGACATTTGTATCTATAGTATTTATTTTTCCGTCAAGCGTTGTACTTGTATCAACCAAGATTGCATCAACATTAGCGTCAACCGTAGCTAAAGCAGAAATACTAGCAAAGCCTGCTGCGCTAGATGCAAATAAGGCATCAAAGACAGTTTCCTCTACTACTTGCGCCCTAACCAATACAGGCAAACAAAGGCTAGAGTCTTGGACGACAAAAACAACCTCGCCCACTGTATTAACATCACCTGTGGCAACTGTGTAGTCATACCAACCACCGGCTCCTGTTACCGCCGCGAACGTGCCAGCCATTACGGTAGTCGCTGCACCGTTAGCCTTCAATACTTCGGCTTGATCGGCACCCGCCAGTGTTACACCAGTTTCAGGGGTTACGCCGTCTGTAGCGTCGACAAAGGGCCCCATGCGAATATCTATTGATGTAGATTGTCTTAAAACTAACATTATTGCCTCATCTGTCGCAGATGGTGAGAAATTAGGGGGATTATACCACCGCCGCCGCCCGTAGTAGTAATTACACGCAACTCTGGGCGTTGTCCGTCTGTGTTTTCTGATCTAGTCCAAACTGTATAATCGCCAGACTCACCGTCTCCAGCGTCCATTTCTAGCAAAAAATTACTATCGCCAGTTAAATTAATAGCCGAATTACTTAATGTAAAATCTTTATATTCGCTAGTGGTGGCGCTTATTGCCGTTGAGCCAATCGTAGAAGATGATCTATCTGTGCCACTGCCCCTACAGCCCGCCGTTGTCCAAGCTGTTGAACCCTCGCGCGTATTCCATGTTACGCCGCCTTCCGTCCAATCATCACGCAAGCAATCATATACGTTTATCGTGTGGCCTTCGCCGTTATTGGCTTCGTGATACATGTGCAAAATTGCGGAGGTGACAGTTTCAGTGTCTGGAATTGAGCTAGTGTCGAATCTGATTACAATATTTTGATGGTCGCTGCTACCAAATCTTGATATTTCATAATTTCCGTACAAATCTTGATTAGACGTAGCATCCTGCTCCGTCATACCGCAGTCCTCAGTGACTCCAGTTGTCGGCGTGTCAGCACTATTCTGTGAGGTGCTGTTTTCAGTGAACGTATAATTTGGCAATTTTAAATGCCGCTATAGTGCTGCAAAATATTATTACAGTTACTCGTGATTGCTGACTGTACGCCAGCCGATGCCGTCACCCATTGTAGCTTGTGGTCTACACTGTAAGAGGCTGGCAAAGCATTGATGTTAGTCTCAACAATACCTCGAAAAGCAGGAGCTTTAGCAAAAACAGCACCAAAATCTGCAATATCAATTGAAAAATCAGCATAACCGTAATTTCGCTCTAGTATGGTTTGAATTCTCGCATTCGATATATTTAACGCGTCAAACCTAGCTTTTGAGTTCATTAAAGATGAAACCCGTGCCGGTAAATCTATTAGCGTAGAGTAATTAGAGCCCACTTCACTTAATATTTTAGCTAAGAAAATGCCAAAATCTACTACTACGCTGTGTATTTGAGATACTTCCCTTACATCATTTATTGACTCCGCGTTTACCGGCATTGCCTTTGCTCCTGATTTTTAATTAAATTAAAGTTAAAATTCTTTTGTTAGATCTTCTAACGTCAAACTACCATCAATCGGCTCTTCTTCCACAGACTCAAAAAACGAATCAAAATCATCTTTCTTTATGACGTCATGCTCTTTTAAGTATGACCCGTAGTCCTCGCCCATAGCATACAAGATCTGAGCGTTTAAAATAGCTTTAGTCTGGTAATCCATCTTCTCGGATTGCGTCTCACCCTGATTATCTTTAAACGATACCGGACCCATACCATGTAGGCGCATAATGCGATTGATAGGTTCAAGCAAATAATCACTTTGCAGTGTTGCAATGGTCTGCATTAATACTTGTCGCTCACCTTCTCCTGTGCTGTTAAGACCTGTCGCGGCCTCACCGACAAGCCAAGACATTGGTAAGCCCGTTACCATTGCTAGACGTCTTAGCGTTATATTATCCGACTCAGCAAGATTAGAAAGTGTCTGCGTCAAAGTAACGACATCATCTTCCATGTCGATAACGCCAGCGCCATAAATGGAGCGCATACTCTCAATTGCAGCTAACTGCGAAACAACCTCGCTTTCCCGATTATCATTAAGCAATTCCTTGAAGCCGTTAATCTTATAAAACGGTGTAGATGATTTTTCAAGAACCGCTGGCACCGCGCGTTGAATCACGCCGTCCGCTACAAGCTCATTACGTATTAATTCAAATTCACTTATGCCACCGTAAAAATACTCAGGTGCGTCATGCTCAACTGGCTCAATATATTTAAAATCTACAACGCGCGACGGGTGTATTGATGCTCCACGAACACTGAACATCGTCGGC